ATTTGGTCGTTACGAACAAGTTGTAACTCAACGTCAAACATCATTTGAATCAATTGCTTGACTTCTTGGTATGCTTGTGGGTCACCACCAGATTGCATAACTGCACGTGCTGTACCTGAAGCGGCAATAACTGTGCTGAAAATCTGTGTGTAGTTACCTAAGTTGTAACGCTGGTTGCTCTCTGCTTGTGAAGTAGCAACTGTAGCACCTTCAACTTGCGCTTGAACTTCTGGCGCACGATAAATGTCGTCTGTCCATAGTGGCAATGTTGAGTTAACTTTGCGCTTCTTGGCCATACACATATTAAGTACTGGGGTATCGTCTTTTACACGATTTGATACGTCTAAATCTAAGTCTTTGACAACGATGTCCGAGCCGTATGCTGTTGTTCCGTTACCAATTTGACTGGTTGTAATTTCTGCCATTTTATTCTCCTTGAATGTAAATATAGGCTATATTTTATCTACCACCTCTAGCACTACGAATTTGTGTTAATCGTTGTGTTAAGAGATTGTCTGCGGCTTTTTTATCACCGCCCTTGGCTTGTTCACGAAGTTTACTCAAGTCATCACCTCCACCTTTTTGTGTAGATGATCCTCGGCGTTGCGTTAGCACTGCCAAACTTGATCCTGCTGACTTTGTAGAAGGTTTGTCTCTATAGCGTAATCCATCACGTACTAAACTTAGTAAGTTCTCATCACTACTGATGAGGTCAATGTTAGGAACACCAGGTATGATTTCTTGTCTGGCTTGAGGCCATAACTTAGTAACCTTATCTCTTAGTTCATTATAGACATATTCATTTTTCAACTCTTTGTCTGTAAAGCTTTTACGAGCCTGATTTAATCGCTCACTAACTTGCTGACTACGCACTTGTCTAAACTGGTCTACCATTGGCTTCATCTGACCTATTACGTCTTGTTGTTGCCTGATATACTGTTCATTCTGTTGCATCGCTGCCTGAATCCTTGCAATAGTTGCTGGATCACGGGTTTGTTGCAACTGTTGTTGAAAAGTTGTTTGATAACCTTGTGTTTTCACAATTTCATCATACGCACCCTGCAATTTAGGTTGAACGGTAAATTCCATTGCTAAAGTCAAACCCTCTTGCTCTTGTTGCTTTCCCTTTAGGTACTCGTCAAACTCAGCTTTTTGGATTTTCAATTCTCTTGCTTCTTCGTGTATTGCTGATCCTTGACCTAATATTGCCGCGGCTTTCTTAGCATCAATTACGACTTCTTTACCATTTCGCATAAACTTGAACTTAGCGTTCGGGTTACTATCTGCGAATTCAATAAAGTCAATCAAATCATCACTAGAACTATCATTACTATCAGCAGTTACAGTTTCCTGGCTGTCTGTTTCTTGATTGTCGCTTGCATAACTATCATCATTGGTATCACCAACTTCGGCTTCAGCATTGTCGCTGGGTGCCACAGGGCTTGAAGCATCTGCCGATTCTTCTTGACCTGTTGCAGATTGTGGTGTAGTCCTTGTTTGGTTACGCAAATCTAACATTGCGGCCATCTTCTGGGCTATTGAATCATCACTTACTGCACTTTGACCTGTGACCGCACTGGTTTCAGTGTTAGGACTTGTCGTTATTTCCATTTAATTTTCCTTAATTTAACTCTTCGGGCACTTGCGTGTTACCAAGTTTACTTTTCAAATATACTGCTCTTTTTAGAGAAGTAATAAAACTGTCTATTCCAGCAAGTTCATTACATAATGCTACTCGCTGTTTATCATCATCTATTGTATGACCTCTTATACTTGCTAAGTTGTCAGCCAATTCAAACTTAAAATGATGCACAAACATTGCTAAGTCTTTACTCTTTAGCAATTGTTCTGCTTGACTACCATAATGTCTAACTCTGTCTTGTTGAGCAGGAGTTAGTTTTTTTATGTTGTTTAAGTCTACTGTTAATCTATTATTAAAAAATTCTATGCTATCGTCATTAATCATATTCTATTTAGTCCGATAAATTAACTGTAAACTTTTGGCTTTCCTTGTGCTAAACTCATTAGGTCTAGTTGACTTTCCATATCTTCACCAGTCATTTCTGCTTGTATTTGCTGTGCTTTAATAGTATCCAAATTAGCACTTGCTAATCGTTTCTTATCTTCTGGTGAAGGCTCACGATTCTTCATTGCTTCAGCACCTTGTGCAATCATTTGTTCAACTTCTTCATCACTTGGTAGATATGTATCTGCGTCTTTTACACCAAGCACATACAATGTATCAGCAAATGGCTTCTTGACCTTTTGATATATTTCTTTAGTCAATGTGCCTGCTTGAACCATACTTGTAGTAGTTTGATACAAATCAGCCTGACATTTTTGAATGATTTGTAATCTGCCTAATGCATTTTCTTCACTCATCATACCAATGCTAAGTTCCATACGAATCTGTTTTCTATCACAGAAGTTCATATCATCCCAAGCTTGATAATCTAAGTACACAGGTTGTTTGTCAGGGTGGAAGTTTTGAGCAAGTTTCTTAACACCATAATCATCACCATATTGAATTAATGTTCTCCATATCAACCAAATCGCTTCTTTAAGACCTTCAGCACTATTACGAACTGTATTGTCTTGTATGATTTGATTAGGCGTCAATGCTAATTGTAGTTTAATACCACTGTTACCAGGTGCCATAACTTCTGGATTGAATACATCAGTAGGTGTAGTCATACCAACCATAGCCATTGTATCTTGTTGTATGCGATTCATAGCAACTTCCAAGAACTGTAGATTTCCACTTGGAGGAGGTAGTTGATAAATGTCTTTTGTTGGATCAAACTTGCTGTCTAATATAAAGATAGCACTTTCGCCATCTTGTAACATCTCAAAGTCTAAACGATCAGGCTTAACACCAATACGAGGTGTTGCTGTTAATAGACCTAATTGTATTTCTGCACGTGCGGCTGATGTATTGTATTCTTGCATTGGAATAACACTTTCAGCCACACTCATACCATAGAAGTTACCTGGTAATGGTTTAGGACACATATTAGCAACAGGAATAAACTCTACTTCTTTTGCGCTGATAATGTATGAACCACTATAGATAATTTCTACAAGTTCTAACTCACCATCACCATCAATATCATATTTGTTCCATACAGTAACAACTGTTACTTGACGACTATCTGGATCAGCACTACTCGCACTAGAAACAGGAATACCCATAACTGGAACACTATCACGTGCGTGAATAGCAAGATTGTTTAATACACTACCTGCTTGATATGCGCCATTCATATTGTATTCAGCGTGTTCTCTAAATTGTTCTAAATTAATGCCTGGATATAAATCTAATGCTTCTTGAATACTCATTGGATCATAATAACCACAGAATGGTTGATTTCTCATCTCAGGAACTGTAGGATCACATATCCAATAGTGTTGGGAAATAGGATGAAATCTAACATTGATATTGTAACCAGTTAGTTTGTATTTTGCACTATAGATTGTGTTGCGTTTAATTGCTTCGTCTAATACAGATTGTTCTGCATCTGCAATTGTTTCATAACCATCTACTGTTTCTTCAATTTCTTCATCTATTGACATTGCGCCAAATAGTGCATCTAATTTTGCTTTGTTGACCGATGATACTTCTTCACCTAAGTTTTGTTGTATTTCAGCCATTACCTTTTCCATTTCAACACTAACTCTGCGTTTACTCTGACGCATTGCTGTTAGTCCACTTTCACCTGCTTGTTGTTCAAATGCTTTTAATTGGTCATTTGTGCCCTGTGTTTCTACATAGCGAGTAATAGGATCACGAATGGGCTTAATCATCATCATACCATTCTTGTGCATCATAGCATCCATAATCCAACGCTCTAATATGAAGTGTGGGTCATTCATTTGATTAACAACTTTACTGACCATATCAGTTGCTTGTCTTGCCGCTATTTCATCTTCTTCTGTATCTGCTACAAACTCAAAGTTAATTTCACCATTAGGCATTAATCCTTTAGCAACAACTGCTGTTGCGTAATCCACAACTGGTTTTACACTTGGGTGAATGTAATCAATGCCATTTACAGGTGCTGTTGAATCGGTTACAGCAAGACATAGATAATGATAATCACTAGCACGATTTACAGCATTTTTTGTGCCAAGATAACGCAAATAACTTGCCATCTTAACATCCATAAGATTCTTCATACGAACAAAATTACTGTTAATCTTTCTGTTTTGATTGATGTTTTCAATTGGGATATTCTTAATATCTAACATATTGGGGGTTTACCTTTAGTATCTACTATTTAGTCTTTTGTTTTTCGGTAGTTCCTTTAGGTTTTTCTTCTTTAGGATCCTTTTTACCAAAGATAACATCCCAGTTATCTCTAACTTTCTTTACATCTTCTTGTCTGCGATTGCTTCCTTTACTCAATGATATTCTCCCGGTAATATGATGCGTGGCTGATTATCAATAATATCAGGTATTAGATTGCAAGCCTGGCATTTGTATTCTTCTAAACTGTCATCCATCTCGTAAATAGTATGTGGTATTTCATTTACCATCATCATCTTCTCAAATATTTGTGCGTGTTTTTCACACATAATCACAGGTGTGTTTTCACCTACTGTTGTTAAAAATCTTGGTTCCATTATTCTTCCTCAAATAGTTTATTGAACGTTGCGTTAGTTGATAACTCGCAAGCACTAATGCGTTTTGTTGAAATAGCAACATAGTTTGGATCAAGTTCTATACCTGTGTAATCAAAACCAAGTTCTACTGCCGCACAGCCTGTTGATCCACTGCCATTGAAAGGATCTAATATGTGACCATTTGGTGGTGTGACTAACTTAATAAGATATTTCATTAGTTCTATGGGCTTTACTGTTGGGTGTGTATTATGCTCACTACTTGAAACATTTACATTCTGCAAGCTTTCTGCCCAAGTATCGTTCTCATAAATGCCACCTCCGTGACCATTACTTCCAGGTCTTGGTGCGTTTTCCATATCACATCCAATATGTCTTTCACTACGATTGACTTTAGGGCAATAAAAATATTTTTGATATGGCTCTTCTATATCGCCTAATACATTACTTGGAAATCTATCACCTATTCTTGTAACATCAATATTGATTGCACCAGTGCCCCACTGCTGGCAATTCTTGGCTATGCTGCCAACTTTGATAGGCTTGCGGGCCATACAAATTGGTTCGTGTGCGGGTTTGAGTTGTGTGCCCCATCCTTTATATTGTTTACCTAACTCTGTTTGTGGTTTCCAATTTGCTGGTGTTTTGGTATCTTTGCTTGCTTGTGCCAATTCAGATTCTTGATCAGCAGAGAATACTGTATAATGTCCAGCCTCTGTGTAATCATCTCCCATAGCCATTTTTCTTTGTGCTGTTGTATGACTGCTGCCACGAAGTATCTGACTGTCAATCATCTTGCCTACATTCTGACTCTTAGGGAAGCCACTGCCATAGATCCACATAATCTGGTCTCTAATCTCAAAGCCAACTGTCTCAACAGTCATTGCTAAGTGATGATACGTTCGTGCCGCACTAAACGCAAGTAAATGACCACCTGGCTTTAACACTCGTAAGCATTGTTCATAAACCTCTTTATCACCTGTATTACTATCCCAAGCTTTGCCTAAGAAGTTAATACCATATGGTGGGTCTGTGACTACACAGTCAAAACTATTGTCTGGGTACGTTTTCAGTATTTCGGCACTGTTACCATTTATCACTTTCCAATTCATTTCTATTCCTTAAGTTGCTGAGAATGACCTTTTCCAACTAGGTTTATTGCTGTCATCTCTTTTTACATATCTATCTCGTTGTGCTATCATTCTTTGTTGAGAGTTACGATTATCCCAGGGCTCTGCTATCCCCTGTAAACAAGCAAGTATTCCATAACGACAACTATCAATACAATCATCTGGATCACTGAATCTACCACGCTCATCAACAAAATAGTTTTGTGCTTCACTTAGAAAGTTTGTGCAGTTCTCATTAACCATTAAACTTCCTACTTCTAGCATTTGACGCATTTGATTGATACCATAACTCTTGTGATTAGTTACACGACCTTCGTTATCAGGCGGGTTCATTATCGCTTTCTCATACACATTTAGTTCATAACTTTCAAACAGTTCTCTAATACTACTTGAACTCATCGTGTATCTCCCACTAGTGTTTGCATCAGCAGGTAAAACAATAGGAGTGCCAAACACTTCAGGGCGAAGGAGATGATTGATATACTGAGTGGGGACAGCCTCCTCAATACCTTGCACAATGATTTGTCTATGTAAATAAGCAACACGCTCATATGGTTCCCAATATATTAAACTAATAACTGTCTTGTCATTTACTAAACCTAAGTCAAGTGAGA